CCAGTAGAGCTTGTCTGTTTCTTGGCACCATATCTCAAACAATTCAGCTTTCCCTTCATACTTCTCAGTTGTCTGATAAAGGTTTTTCTTCAGGGCATCAGGGTAAGAGTCGTATGACAGTTTACGTGCTGTCTCTTCACCGAACTGCTCAGTAGCTTCTTTCCTGCTCAAGAACGCTCGTCTAGCTTTCCACTCTATCTCAGCTTCGTTACGCGCATCAGATTGTAGAAAGTCGCAGTATTGAATGTTGTCGAGTACTGCTCGCTCTTTCGCTTTTACTTCAATCTCCATCATACCAAGTATGACACCTTCTGGAGTTGTGCGTAGTGTGGACTCGTCACCTGTAAAAGGATTACCTTGTGCATCGACTAAACCGTCTGGTGTCTGTAGTAGAGCAAACTCAACCTGTTCTACCTGGAATTCAGCTTCGTATCTCGCCCAGAGACAAGCCCTCCCAGTCAGCAAAAATTGTAGTGCAGCATTGTAACCTGTAAGGTCAAAATCAAAATGCTCGTCCATTGCATACTGAGTGTTACGCTCAAGAACTACTGCACCTGCTTCGTACTGTAGACCACCTACACGTTTACGGAGTTGTACTTCACATTTTGGTGTGGATGAGTAGTAGGCTGGAAGAAGTGTATTGACAATGTACCACCAAACATTCAAACGTCGTTCTGTGTCTGGTAATTCTCTTTTACCTTTATAACTTTGGATACTTTCTTTCGACTGTTCTACAAACTTCTCTTGTAGGTTTTCGCTCATGGTTAGCTGTGAGTGCCACCAACCACCTGTATATTTTCTTTTCATAATTTAGGAGCCTTCTGTTTGCGTCGAACCTCATTTACATAGAGCTGTAGCTTCACTCTACCCTTTTCGATGCTTTTAACAGCAGGTTTCTCATACTCAGACTGCATTAGGCGTTCTTTACAGAGATAACGTAAGGCATCAGCAGCATGGTCATCACCCGTCGTATCAGCATCCTCGTGATTCTTTTGACAAAGTTGTAGTGCTGGAAGGGATTCTATCAGATACGGGCAAGCAGTTGAAATATATAAAAGTGGTGGGTCAGCCTGGAGCCTTTGGCGTATCTGTGACCAACCAGAGACTCTATCATTATCAGCCCTACGGAAAGAAGGATGTTTATACTTCGCAAACACAGCATTTAACTGGTCATTAATGGAAGGCCCTCCATCTGTCTTAAAGATAGAAGGGTCTGCTACTGCAATCGGATCTTCTCCTACAGACAAGCTGGCAATCCGTTCAGCTTGTTCCTTGTTGTCAATCTGCGTTCCATGAAGTTCTCGATAGATTACTATGGCTCCTCGTGGGATCTCGACTTCTCCCCCGTCATCGCCCTTTCCAGAACATACTGCCCCCCAGACAGCAGCAAAAGGCGATCTATATCCCCAGTCATACCCCAGATAACGTGGCCAGTGCTTAGGGATAGTAAAAGGGTTAATGATGTGCTTGGTAGAAAACTCAGGGAAGTATGAGCCCTCGTGAATCTCAAAGTCACCTTCTAACCATGCTCTAACCAGCTCAGGGCTACCTACCATGTGGAGTCGGTCAATATACTCAGGGTCATTGTGTAACAGTATTTTATTATCCTGTACCCGACTCGGAATGTATATATACGGCACTTCCTTTCCTGTACCGATTTTCCATTTGAGAAGCTCCCATCCCTTTGGAGCTGGCTTGATGAACTTTTCCTTGAGCCACCAGTGCCCAGGGCCTCCAGGGTTAAAAGTGAGTATCATCTGTACCTCTGTACCCCGTAGGGCACCAAAGAGCTTAAATATAGGGTCAGGTGAAGGATAGTTACCTGCCTCCTCTATGGCTGCATCTGAATTCTTATTGATTAAGCCAGAATCTCCTATATAATGATTGGCATCTTCTACAGTGATATCTGCCACCATGTGAGGGCCAATATATGAAGCTACCATCTTTCCATAAACAATGTCCTCAGCCAGACGTTTTGCCTCGTAGGTATAAGGATGCACCCACCACCGTGAACAAACATGGCTATGTGTTTGAGTGGTGCCCGACTCACCCCAGAGCTTTTCTCGGAACCATCCAACAACATCGTTTAATAATCGAGGTAAGTTTAGGACGTTTTTTGAAGCCTGGTGAAAATGTTCATCACGTAAATGGTGATCGTACTGACAACAGGATTGAGAATTTACAGTTGTTTTCAAGTTGGTCTGAGCATTTGAAGCATCATCAGTTTGTGCTGCGTAACAGACCTGAGATTGTTGAAAAGGTGAGGGACGCTGCAAACAATCCTTCAATTTCATTTGCCTCACTTGGGATGAGTCCAACAACCGTGAGAAAAATTTGCCAGGAAAACGACATAGATTGGAAAAGAAGAGGGAAAAATAGCAACGCTTTTTACTTAGACGAACAGTCGGTTCGTGAAGCACTACAGGGACGGACAACCCTTCAAGCTGCTGCAATTCTCGAATGTCATCCTCAGACATTGTATAATAAGTTTTCTCATCTCCTAAATAAGAGAACCAAGCCTGGCATTTTAGATCCCCATGAGCAAACAATTCTTGAAATGCGCTACAAGAATCGAGTGCCGATTGTTTTGATTGCCGAGAAGTACAATGTTTCCGAGTCGTGTGTTGCCAGGAGCATCCAACGCTGGAAGAAATGCCGTAAGCAGTTAAAACAGGATGCCAAACAGGATGAATTTGATTACCAATTTCGTTGCCGTCCTGGTCCGAAACCACAGAACGAACGCAAGGAGCAAGGTAAGGCTCAATAGTTTTAGTAACCTTCTTAGGTCCACTTAGAGTCGCTATTTCGTCATTTATTTTTATTTCTTGAATCTCTTTGAAAGATCCGTCTGCCATACGAATTCTTGTTCCTACAGCTACGCACAGGTTTTGCCCTTGGTACTTCTCAGCATCTGAGTTATTAGCGAGTGGTCTAAAACGTAGCCTTCCCCCTCCTGCAAAGGTAAACTGCTTCTTTTGATCATTATAGTGAGCTTCTAGGGGTAGGTATATCTGCTTGGCTCTTTCGATAAGGTCATCTGCCTGTGGGAGCTCCTTTCGGAAGAATATGCCATTAAACTTCTCTGCCATCGTCTCAGCTTTGATAGCGAACTTACCGAGAACGCCGTCTGTCTTGCCTCCACCTCTAGCCCCTCCATAACCTATAAGAGGTAGTGGGCAGTCAATAAGTGCTTGCTGTGGCCCTTCCTGTGGTGCCCATACGATGTTTTGTTCAGGCTTGGTCATCGGGTAGCTCAGGCATCATATCAATGCCTCCTGTTTTTCTGGGTTAAAATTCATCCATACAACTTCAGTGCGGCTCGATTTGCTTTTTGACGACCAACAAACCGCTTTGAATTCGTGTTTAATCCAGTTATCTGGAAAAATGCATTTTTCTTGATTGTAATTGGAAAGAATAAATTTCCCTTTCACCTTTGCAAGTAAATCGATCAATTCTTGAAAGTCTTCTATAGTGTAGCCGTCGTAATGTCCCAAATCTGTACCGGGATAAGGCGGATCAAGATAGAAAAACGTATTCTCATGATCTCGCTGCTCAATTACTTTGAGCGCATCGGTGCATGATATGGATACGTCTCTAAATCGCTCATGTAATGCTTCTAACCTCGCTGTTTGATTCCACCACGTAGCGCCCTGATTTCTCGCCGGAGTTCCTTTGGTACGCGCCCAGCCTCCGTTCATGACAGCTGAAAAACTCTGTTGAATATTTACATAATAAGCCCACGCGAGATCTAGGCTAGTATATGCGACTGAACCTTGCCCATGATCTTTCATGATCTCTTTTGCGCGTCGGTACTCTGCCTCGCTATGAAGCGTCCATACTATACGCTGATACAGTTCTCCAAAATTGTTTTGAAAACATCGGTAAAAGTTTATCAAACGCTCGTCTTTATCGTTGATAATTTCGTGACCATAGTCACTATTTGAAATCTTCGGCTTTCCCTTAGCGAAAAACACCGCACCACCACCGAAGAACGGCTCGACGTACATGAGGTGATGCGGTATCAGCGGCACGATCTTGGATGCCATGCGCTGCTTACCACCATAATATGAGATGATAGGCTTCAAATCTTACTTTTCCTCCGCCTCTATCAGCTTCTCGAAAAATCCCTGATAGTAGTA